CTCCATTTCTAACAGGTTCTTTGGAGTTTTCCGTTCTGAAGGGTGAAATGCAATCTAGAGGCATAGACTTCACCATGCAAGATTTCTTGTTGATTGGTGTCTCTTCTATTGAGAGTCTCTCCACGGAAAATGCAGAAACATCATTAACAGAACCACGATTGATTGGTGGTTTGTTTTACATAACACGAATTTCAAAAAGAGAAGTGACCAATCCTAAAATAGACAGTTACACTATATCGTTTGCCTCGACAGAAGTTCTAAATGAATACACCAAGAAAATATCAAAGTCTTATAAGAACAAAACTAGAACAGAAATCATAAAATCTATTAGTGAAGAGTTCTTGATGAAAGATAGTTTTCAAAAAGATGAAGTCCTGATTGGCGAGTTTGAACCCACAAAGGATAGTTTCCAATGTGTGATTCCTCGGTGGTCTCCAGTTAGAAGTATATCGTGGTTGAACTCTGGTTCAGTCTCGGCCGAGAACAATGATTCTAAGTCTTTTCATTTCTTTCAATCTTTCGACGAAGATCTTAGGAGAAGAATAAATTACAGATCATTAAGAACTATGTTTAAGAACGATCCGAGTATAGGCACTAAGGATGATCTGCTTACCGGGTATGGTCTTCTTCCATACGACATAAATACAAACGAACTAGCAAAAAGAACCCTAGCGCGAAGGGTTCCTCTTAGATGTGTTATTCGTGATGTTTCCGGATTAGATAAAATAAGTCAAGGAGTATTTTCCTCTAAACTTATGTCTCATGATATCGTGAGGAAAAAATTCACAGAACACAAATTTGAGTATGATAATAAAACAGTTTCTAATGATAGAATAAATGAAGGTCTGATGGTAGAAGATAATAAAGCTCAAAAAGATTTTGCTGATTTGTTTTTGAAAACCGGCGAAGCCTTTATAAAGTTAGACCACGATCATAAAAATTTATTCCGCAAGTCTGAGACTAACTTAGGTGTGAATAAAACCGAAACGTGGTTTCAGGATAGATTGAGTCAAATGAACGTTAAGGATTACCTCACAATGGAGATGACTCTTTACGGAGATACATCCAGAAATGTAGGCGAAACCGTCATGTTCACATCAGGTGGTGCATATGATAAACAAAAATCTGATATAATCTTAGACTCTGATGGTCAGGATTTGGGTGGGAAATATCTAATAACAAAAGTTGTTCATAGGTTTGCTATATCAGATAATAACGGGGCAGACGCAGCTAAAAGTACAACGACTTTTACTATGGTTAAAGATGGATTTGGCCGGAGGAGTGGATAATGATGGACATGTGGACTGGAGTAGTTGAGGACAGGCAAGATCCATTAATGTTGGGTAGGTGTCGTGTTAGAATTTTTGGTGTTCATGACCGAAACATTCAAGACATTCCAACTAATGATTTACCTTGGGCCGTCGCTGTTATGCCATTAACTTCTCCTTCTATAAGTGGTGTTGGTGATTCTCCGGTTGGTCCGGTCGAGGGAACACATGTTGTCGGTTTCTGGAGAGATGGTGAGAGTCAACAACAACCTATCATGATGGGAACCATCCCCGGTATTCCCGAAGATGCACCCGATGTTTCTAACCCAGAATTTGCGGGTCTTCAGTCACAAGCAGAAAATTATCCAAAAGATACAGAACGACATGGACTGAAAGAATCGGACACATCTCGACTTGCAAGATATCGTTATCCTGTTGAGGGTGAGGATGGTAAGATTTCTGGTGAGTCGATATGTGAAGAGTGCATAACCGACACTATAGTTCAGAAGAAACTAGACGAAAGAGTTTTAAATGTAGCGGTGGCTAATGATCATGGACACTACTCAGAACCCCCAACAAAATTCAATTCAAAATACCCATATAACCACGTTCGAGTATCTGAATCTGGACATGTCTTCGAGGTGGACGACACGCCACAGTCAGAGAGACTACACACATACCATTCTTCCGGAACATTTGAAGAGATTTACCCATTTGGTACAAAGGTCACTAAAGTCGTAAGGGATAATTATGAATTTGTCTTGGGTGATCAATACATAAACATCAAAAAATTAAACCCAGAAGGTGAAAAGGTTGATGGTGGTAACTTATTCATAAACATCGAAGGTGATGTATTCGAAAAAGTTAACGGAAATGTAGAAAGACAAATCAACGGATCTGTTAGAGAGGTCATCGGAGGTAATTTTCACACGCATGTTAATGGTGACAGAACCATAACTACCGAAGGTAGTAAAGCCGAGAAGACTGCCGGAGATTCATCATCAGAACAGTATAATAAAATAGAACACACTCAAGGTAAGTGTCACAATAATGTTGACGGCGAATATCAACTGTCATCCAACAAATCTGTCACGTTGCGAACTAGTGGTGGTAATATATCAATTGATGCACACGGAAATCCTTTAAGTGGTGTGGGTGTTCTAGGAAGTAAGAGTGGAAATGTAAATATAAACTCAACTGGTTTCATCCAACAAACTGCCGGAACAAAAATAGGACTATTATCCACTAAGGGTAACATTGATATAAATGCTTCGATTGGTGGTTTCAGTGTAACTGCCATCAGAGGTATAAAGATGATCAGTGCGGGGCCATTCGACATAAACTCAGGAACCACATTCAGAGTTATATGTGGTGGGTTGATACACTTCGGAACTCAGGGAATGTTAAGTTGTAGAGTAGGCAATTTACTTGCAAATGTTGATTTGACTACCTTGATTTCATCACCTTCGTTTATAATGAACGGAAGATCTTTAGCTGTTCTTTATACTCAAGCGTCACTATCGGGTGCGGGAATTAATATAAACTACACAAATGCAAATATGACCGGTAATGTAATGAGTTGTAACCTAAATAGTTTTAGTATGAAGGCACCAAGTCAAACTTACCGGGGTCTAATTAGGATGAACTAATTTGGAGGTTTTATGTCTTGTAACAAATGTAATTCTGATAAACTTATAGTACCAGATAAATCTATAGATCTTGGTTGTGGTGTTGGTGAAATTTCCACACTGACTGACGAACAAGCTTTAGTTTCACCCTCAACTACAAATGTGGTTAGTGCTTCTGATGCAGTCAGAAATATATCAAATGCTGTTAAGGATGTTAGTCGGAGATTCGGTAAGGTCCAGCCTGGGATATTCTTTCCAGAATCGGCCGCTGATAAATTGAACGTGGATATTGGTTTTGCTTTTGATGAACTGGAAGAAAACTTGATTAAGGTTTCAAAAGAAATAACCAAAAGAAAACAAGACTTAGACAGTCGTGTCAGAGAAAAATCAAAAGTGCCTGGAAACAAACCATTTGAGGGTAAGGGTGATAACATAAGATTGCCGGGAGTACCGGAACCAGAAAGAAACGGTGATCAATGCGGACCACTCTTCGATCTGAATGTGCCTCCTTTTGGTGTTGATTGGGTGAACCCAATCGCTGCATCTGGTTTGGTGACTGATCCTTTCTGTAGAATTAACATTGGTTGTTCCTTTTGTGATTTTCCCGGTGATCTGAACATTCCACCATTTCCCGGCATTCCAGTGTGTGGATTCACACCACCGAAAGCTGAAATATGTGGGTTCGACTTCATCGACCCATTGGCCACAGCGAGACAATTACTCGGCGCATTTTCTATGTTTTTCACTCAGTTGGGAGCCTTCGCTTATGGATTCTTCGATCTTGGTGGTCTTGTTCAGGGGTTCCTCGGTAACTGCATTATGAGAATTTTAAACTGTCTGGGAAAGGTTGTGGGTGACATTGATCTGACAACAGGTTTAGAGATACACATGGCGAAAGCAAGAGAACAAATCGTAACAGCTACAGCTATTGTAACTTCTGGTATTGCAAAGGTAGTTGCAATGATTGCCGCGATACAAGCCGTAATATCCGCGGCCATATCCGAAATATTCAAATTCATTCAAGATGTATTGTCACTATGTGATCCATGTAAATTGGTTTCTGCCATCGCAAATCCAGCAACCCTACCAGAGTTCCCAACCTTTGGTGGTCTATTGGATGTATAAATAGGACGGGGTACTTAAATGGTAAAAATAAAAGACGCAGTTGATCTAGATCTAAACTTCACCAAACACCCAATTACCGGCGATGTTTCTAAAACTACGGGAATTGCCGCGATCAAACGTTCCGTTAGGAACTTGATTCTATTAAATAGTGATGATAAACCGTTTCATCCCGAAATTAGCACTAATACCACCAGTGAGTTATTTGAAAACTTTACAATTTTCACCGGATCTGATATAGAAGATAAAATAAAGAAAACGGTAGAACGTTACGAACCCAGAGTAAGAGTAGAAGAAGTAAGATCCGAACCGACCTTTGATAAAAACGAAATGACTATTCTAGTCAGAATAGGTTTCAGAAACATTTCTGGTCCCACAGCAACAGTACCCATAACAATTAAGAGATTACGATAATGTCAAGTAAAAATACATCACTACCAATCGACGGTTTAGATTTTGATGACATAAAGTCAAATCTAAAAAGTTATCTATCGTCACAGTCAACCTTTAGTGAATATAATTTTGAGGGGTCTGGTTTAAATATACTCCTTGATATATTATCATATAATACACATTACCAAGCCTTCTACAACAACATGGTCATCAGTGAATCTTTCATCGATAGTGCGGTGAAGGAAGATTCTATTTACTCCCTTCTTAAACTTTTAAATTACATTCCAGAAACCCGGATCTCTTCCGAATCTGTGGTAGATATCTTCTACAGAGACAATGGAGGAAGTCTACCGGATAGTAATGGTATTCTATCGGAACGAAGATCCTTTACATCGACTTTAGATTCCACAACCTTTACATTTTTTAACCCAGATGCTGCGGAATTTGTAGGTTGTAAATATGACGATACCGGAAACGTAACCGAATGGAAGATTAGTGACGTTTCAGTATTCGAGGGACAATATAACGAAACCGATTATGTTTTTGATGGATTGGACACTACCAGATTTGTAATACCAGAAGATAACATTGACATAAGATTTTTAAAGGTTTTTGTCAAAGATTCTGAGACAGAAAATAACACAATTTCGAATGAGTGGAAGCGTTCAGACAGCATTCTTAATATCGACGGCAATAGTCAAGTGTTTTTTGTTCAACGTGGATTGGGTGGTAGGTTTGAGATTGAATTTGGTGATGATGTTATTGGGAAGAAACCATCAGTTGGTGATATAATCACTATAGAATATGTAAAATCTTCCGGTGAATCTGCAAACAACATTGGAGTATCTGATACCAGTGGAAATAGATCATTCTCAATCAGTGGACCGGTAAATTCTGAAAGATATGAAGTTGTCGTAAAAACTAAATCTTCCGGCGGATCAGAAAAGGAAACAGTTGCTTTTTCTAAGAAGCACGGTCCTAGAAATTTCCAGTCTCAGAATAGACTCGTTACTGCCGAAGACTACAAAACAGAAATCCTAAAACGGTTCCCTCTACTTAAATCTGTTTTAGTTTATGGTGGTGAAGATGCCGATCCACCCGAATACGGTAAAGTCTTTATTGTTGCCAACACCAAGAACTCAATTCCTTTATCGAATTCATCTAAGAATTCTATAATAAAGGATATCATCAAAAAGAAAAATATCGTAAGTATAATCCCAGAATTTGTTAATGTGGATTACACATATCTCAATCTTGTACTCGATATACTGCACAACCAATCGTATACAACTAGAAGTACTGCTGATGTTCAACAGGTAATCAAAGCAAAAATACAATCGTATACCGATCAACAACTAGAGGAATTTGGTGCGAACTTCAGAGGTTCTACTGTAATTAGGGACGTAGTAGAAAGTGAAGGATCTGTAGTTTCTGCTTTCTTATCATTGCTGATGGAAAAGAGAATAGATGTTAAAAATACTCTAGGGATTGTTACAGATTACACCAGTCTTTTTGCAGATCCAATTTTAAAGAAAGACTCAGCAAGCGTCTACAGTAATAAGTTTATATACAACACGAAAGAGTCCTACATCGAAGACGACGGAACTGGTACTCTTAGGATTTACCATATCGATAAATCTGGTACGAAGATCATATCTAAATCTAACATCGGAACTGTAAATTACGATACGGGTTTGGTTGTGGTCAAACAACTCAACGTAACCTCTATAGTAAATGACATTCAACTTAAATTTTACGCATGTCCCAGAACTAATGACGTTGAAGTGGAACGAAATCAAATACTTGTAATCGATGAAACCACCGCAGAATCGGTGAAAGTGAACATGAGTCTTTCAAACGACGAACCAATCACTCAGTGAGATAAGAAATGGCCCTACCACAAAATCGACAGGAAAGAAATATAATATCCACTACGGTAAGTGAAAACTTACCTGATTTTG